GATGCAAACGTTGAGCCATCCCATGTATATCCATCTGTTCCACCGTTTACTAGAGTTGTTTTTCCTAAGAAGTCTACGCTATCAGCATTTCCAGTTCCAACGGTTCCTATAGTAGTCCATCCAGCTCCAGTTGAATATTTCCAAACATTATTATCTACTGCTGTTACATGGTCCGTCTCTCTTTTTCCAAAGTGTCTAATCGGTCCAGTTAAAGCTTGTGCATAATCTTCTCTAGGTAATCTAGGATATAAAGCAGGTATCTTATAACTTCCTAAGTTTTTCATTTCTGTTGCTTCGTTATCAGCTAGGTCAAATGGAGGTAGACCGTTATTAAGTCCACCGCCCATCTTTGATATTACAGGTTTTCTTTTATATGGAAGAGGGCTTAAATACGCTTTAGTCGATAGCATCTGAAACCTCTTCTACCATAGTACCAGTACCACTTACATAGCGACACTTGTCTATACTTCTTCTTCCATATGTTCTATATTTATATTTAGTATTAACATTTTTAGTAGTTTGATATTTAACCTGTGCCTCAGCCTTCTCCTGCATTATTCTTTTTAACCTAGTATTATATTGTCTGTTAAGATTGTTATATTTATTTATATCATCCATAGCCTCTGCCATAGTTGACATAATATGATATTTAATAGCTTCATAGTAATCTTGGTCTATTTGTGGAACTAAACCAACATCGCCTTCTGCATAGTCTTTCGGTCTCTTCTTAAAGAATACTTTTATTTTCAACCCATCTGTTCTGGGAACTGGATATAAAATAAGATATGCTTTATTGTCAGCCTTTATTGTTGAGAATGAATTGTACTCTAAAGCGTCATCATAATCTTTTGCTTTGTATTCTATAGATTGAGTTCCTTCAACACTTTGACTAACTGTAACATTTGTTATAAGCTCTGGCTCTACTTGTAAAATGCCATCATCGTCATCTCTTAAGAAATATATTGATTGGTCTTTAATAGTTAATGTCTCAAACATATCTTTAAATCCCATTTCTTTATATAAATCTTTAAGTGCTACATTGAACCATTCTACTTTTCTAGCAGTATCAAACACATTAGGCATACGTAAATCTATATCTTCTATTATCTGTGCTATTGTTCTTGTTGCCATTATAATACCTCCTATTCCTCAAGTTCTTTTAATTCTTTTTGTACATATATTAATGTTTTCTTTAATCTTTCTATTGCTTGCTTTTTGGTTTCTTTTTTAACTTTCTTTTTGGTAACTTCCATTGAGCTACCGTCTCTTTTTATAATCTTCATATTACTCAAGACCTCCTAAATCCTTATGAACAGACTTTGTTGCTCCTGTACCATTTGTTAAATTAAATTTAACTGCTACTTTTGAGTTAGGTGTTCCAACACTTCCAGTAAATAAATACTCTTTTGTTCCATCTCCTAAATCAACTAAGTCACTTTGAGTTAATGCTGTATAACTTTCATTTACTGCATCTGCAACTATTGAAGCCTCTGCTGTTACGGTTAAATCTGTATCAACTACTAAGAAAGTAGAAACCGTATCATGATTAGCATTTGTATTTATGTCAATTCTCATCTGTTCAGTACTATTTGCTGATATATTCTCATCTGTACTTCTATATATTGCAGTCCCAATTCCGTAGTTATTTGAGAAGTTATTGACAAATGTTAGTGATATTGAACCTGCATCGTATTGATGCACTCTTACTGCTGGTGTTGTTCCTCCAACATAAAACCTTATTCCTAATGCATCAAACGATAATGATTGTACATTAGTTTGTTGTCCTGTTAATAAGAAACTACTGCTAGAATAACTTGCTGTTGATATGTCAAATGGCGTTGATAAATTATATAGGTAAGCTGTGTTAGTTGCGTTTCCTGCAACAACGACCTTTGTTCCATCTGCGTTCATTTCTAGCGCTAAAGGCGTTGCTTCTTCTGTTGTGACGCTAAATGATTTACTGTCGTAACTTGCTGTACTTATATCATAAGCAACAGATAATGTATATTGATAAATTGTGTCTCCACCAGTTTCAACAACAAATAATTTTGTTCCAGCATTTCTTAATACAAAATCTCTTAATTGCGTTCCAGTTTCTGCATTTGTACTAAATGATTTACTGTCATATGACGCTGTACTTATGTCATAAGGTGTTCCTAGAGTATATTGGTAGATTGCGTTTGTTCCTGCTACATATATTTTGCTACCATCATTATTAAACTCAATACCTCTAACAGCCGTTACTTGAGCTGTAAAGTCAAAACTCTTACTATCATAAGAAGCAGTGCTTATATCACAAGGCGTACTTAAAGTGTATTGATATACTACTGTTCCTGATGCTAGATACGTCTTAGAACAGTCATTATTGAATAGTATGTCTGTAACAGAACTAACTTGAGCTGTTGGGTCATATACTTTAGATGCATAAGAAGCTCCTGCTATATCAAAATCATTTATATTTTCAGATGCTATTATGTTATTCTCTGAATTAGTTCCATCGTCTATTGTAACTTCGTTATATTGTAAAAAGTTAACATCTGCGTCAATATCTACTTGGTTTTCAGAAGTTGTTACAGCTTCTGTAGTTAAAGCGTTAGCAGTATTATTCGAAGTTTCTAAGTCTGCTACAAAATCTGTTGCAAATAATGTTAATCCTGTTCCTGGTATTCTTTTAGATACCTCTTTATCTAGTTTTAACCATGCTACTTCTTTTATCAAATTAGTGTTAACGTCTAAATTTCTAGCTATAGTATCCCTTTCTGTTGCTGTTAATATCTTGCTTGTAGTTCCTTCTACCATATTATCCATGTCGAAGGCATCTCCGTTTACATTTGTTGGGTCATATACCGATTTAAGCATATCACCTAATCCACCACCTGATATTGAATCTAGTACATATTTTTTAGTAGCCATATCAGTATCATTAACTGGAACTGCATAGACTGTTTGTTGTGGCAAGTCATTGAATTTCTTGACTCCATCTATCGTTTGTGCTCCTGTGAGCTTCACAACTTCTCCATCTAGTGTAGTAATTGCACTAGCATTATTAGATATATTAGTTGTGTTTGTACCTATATCCGTTTGATTAGTTGCTATTTGGTCTAATTGAGCCTGTGTAGCGAATCTATTAGTAACAGTATCTGTAATATCGTCTGTAGTATTAACAGCTGTATCAAAGAAAGTATTAGTTATAAACTCTATTGCATCTTCTGCTGAATTGACCCTTAAAAGTTTTAATGCTTCTCCTACATAAGAATTAGGCGTATCAGGCATTTCTAAAAAATCTGTAACTTTAGTCTTGTCAGACATTGCCTGCATTTGCTCTTCTATGTATTCGCTCATTAATCTTCCGTCTCCTGCCATTTTGTTTCCTCCTTTATTTTATATATTTAGGCTTTCGCCTCTTAATTAATTATATCATATATATCTTAAAAAAGAGCGAGATTAATCGCCCTTTATTTTATTCTGGTAACTCTTCATAGAAATTGAATACAATTGCTATATCCTGCGTAGAACCACTTGCATTTTTATATTCTAGTAATACATCTACCGTAGGACCAAATACACTTTCAAGTCTTTCTGAGAAAGAACCAGTTGTAGCTTTCGCTGGATTAGTTCCAGAGCCGAACTGAGTTTCTAGTCTTACAGTTCCAATAGCATCTACTGTTGGAGTATGTCTAAACTCAACTTCTGGAGTATATCCGTTAGGACTTTTTCTGTTAAGTATTTCTAAAAGAGTTCCATCCGCTGTATAAGTAGTTCCTGCGTAACTTCTAAATTCCCATTTACCAGTTGTATCAGCAGTAACTACCGAGTGAATCTCTTTAGTGAGCCCTGATTTATGTCTTATATAAACAGACCCATTATTTAAAACACCTTCAAAAACATGACTTACAAATAACATTTGACCTTGATGTACCTTGTTATGCAGGTATTCTTGAGCCACATTGCTTCCTGAAATATCCATGATTAAATCGCCTCCGTTCTTATAACCTTTAACTTACTCGCTGTAGCACCTAGATAATTTAGTTTTCCTCCAGATACTAAGTTGATACTTGCTCCCACCGCTAATGCAAAGTCAGTTGCTGTAGCTGGAACTCCAACCGTATTAAGATAAATAATTCCAGTCCCTGAATTTTGAAGTATATAAGTGCTTCCATTAAGGTCGTATTCTTTACTAGCTAATGTTACCTCAAGCTCTACGCCTGGGTTTATTTTATGTCCTTGTTCAAATACAAACATATTTATTCCTCCTCGTATATTAATTTTTAGTAAAAAAAGCCACTTACGTTTTGTAGGTGACTTTTTAAGCTCTCTTCTCTATTTCAATTTTTCTTATAGTCCTGTAGAACCTACAATACCTCTATAGTTATTGTGTCCTTTAGCCCATCTAGCTCTACCTTTGTAGATTACCGCAGCAACTGTAGCTTCTTCATCAGAACCAAATGTTGGCATAATTCTCCATTTCCATTGAAGTCCTTTACAAGTAGCCGAATCCATTAAGAACCATGCTGTGTCAGAACCTCCCATTAATGCATCTAGGTAATCCCAAACAATTAATTTTAATTGTGGAACTGTATTTACATTATTAGAGTCGTCTCCAACTGGGTCTAATGTAGAATTGATTATTGTTTTAGCAACATACTCAAGCGCTCTAGGAACAATTAAAGTGTCTCCCATTGCATTTATTAAGTTTCCTGAGTGGTCTCTTTGCTTAGCAAGTTTGATTAATGCTAATTTAACATTAGCAGAAGATAACGCTCCTGTAGCTAAGTTATCGTCAACACTATCAACAGTATTATCAAGTGGATGACTATCTGAGAATAATGCAACTCCATCATATCCAACTTCTGTAAATGCAGTATTGAATATTGTAGATGCACTCTTTTCGATTGCAGTTCTAAGTCCTGGACCCATTAATTGAGGAATACTAGTAAGAATATCTTCTTTGTCATCCTCAAGCATAGTTTGTGTAATTCTTAAAGCTTTAGTAAATTCCTCAGCTGTAAAAGTTACTCTTGGTCCTTCAACGATAGTATCTATCTTGTAAGGTTGTCCTTCTGCTGTTTGCTCCCATTCTCCTGTATTTGAAACATGTAGTGCTTCATAAGTTTTTCTGTCCATTTTCCCTACGTTGAATACTTTATCAAATACTGTAGGCTTCTCTTTATATGCTTTGATTATCTCGTCGTTTATAAATGACCCAACAACTTTATCAAAGTTTTGTGTAGTTAATGTCATGTGCTTCACTTCCTTTTATTTTTTATTGTACTTTATCGGAAGTTTAATTATTTGTTTTTATCTTATTTTAGTTTTCGATTGATTCTTGTTGACGGATAAATACTGTAGCTGTTCCTTTATCATTGTTAAAGTCTACAACTTGTAAGTATCCTCCAGTAGTATCATCTAAGTCAATTGTGTAAGCATTTGAACCTAAGTCAAATTTCTTACCAATATCTTCATTATCTAATGAAGTCTTAGTAGACCCTTCATATGCTACTTCATAAGTAGTCATTGGATTAGCGTCATATGATACAACGTCATCTGCTCCTACTGACCCTCCTGATACTGCTGGTGCTGTTGCAAATCCTAACACTAAGTCAGTAGCAACACCTGCTGTAGCAACAACTGCCTTTCCTGAACCATTATCTATTAGTAATTCTCCAGCGCTTATGTCTTGGCTAGCAGCCAATGGATATTTTTGAATTATTTGCACAGTTCCACTCATAGAACCTTTAGCAACTGCTTTTCTTATTCCCATGATTGTTTCCTCCTTATTTTATACCGAATAAACTTGATGTATCCTTATAAGAAGCTGTATTAAGCTTTGAGCTCTTCCCGTAGATAGATGCGTCTGCTCCAGTTTCTTTTAAGAACTCTCTTTGGTCTTTCGATAGTTTCATTCCTTCTTTTTTAGTAGCTGATTTCATATTGCTACCAGTTTGTTTAAAGTTTTGAGCTTTCTTAACTTTATTGTTAATCTGCTTCTTTCTTTGTGAAGTTTCTGCTTTCTTAGAAAACTTATTTTTACCAGCAACTAACCAATATGCATCCTCTAATTCAAGACCTTTTGAAGTAGCTATCTCTAAGATGTCATCTTCATACTCTTCAATGTCAGCGTATACTGCATCCTTTGCTAATTCTTTAATTTTCGCTTTCGTTCTATATTGCATAACTTCTTTTTTTAAATCAGAACTTTCTTGAGATTCTTTTATCTTAGCTCTCGCTTCTTCTTCTGTCATACCTTCATACTTATCCATCATCTTTTGTACGCTAACGTTAAAGATTCTGTCTTCTAATTCGCCTTCTGGTATTTCCATAGTAGCTGATAACTTATTTAAAAGTTTCTCTTTCGCTTCTAACTCTTTGATTCTAGTTTTATATTTTTGTCTTTCGTCGATGTGAGTTTGTAAAGGTACAGTTTTTAGTACTTCTTGCTCTTCACGATTTTCTTTCTCGGTGTCATTGCCAGTTTCTTTCTTGGCTTGAGCGTTTGACCCCTCTTCGTGTGTCTCTTCATATCCCTCTTCATCTCTATCTTCATTGGCATCTTCGTCAGCCTCCTCTTCATCTAAATTCTCATCTAGATTTTCTTCATTTGATTCCTCTTCTTCTTCAAGTTCTTCTTCTGTTTCTGGTTCGTCAACCTCACTTGATTCAGCTTTAGAATCGTCAAGGTCAAACTCCTCTCCTCTCAAAGCTTTAAGAGCTCTCTCTTTTTCTGCTTCTGTGATTTCAGGCGCTTTGTCCTCAATACCTCTCATCATAATATTACCTCCGTTTTTACTGGGTTTTCTCCCTGAATTTTTAGCATACATTAAGTGTATGAATCTGCTCCATTTGACTGGTTAAGCTTCCTGTTATATATATTATAAAGCCTTTAGTAGCCTTATGTCTAGCCTTTTATTTTAGAGCTTCAAGTACTTTTGGCTCTAAGTCAATTCTTTTAGTACTTGTATACTTTTCAACTTTTAATTCTTTTGCTACTTCTTTAAGTTCATTCCATGATAAATCTTTAAGTTCCTTACCGCTAGCCTTGAAAGCTTCAACAAGGTTTAATCCTGATTCTTCTTCTACATTTTCTTCATCTTCATAAAAGTCAATTGTAGCTTCTACCATTTGTCCTTCTTCACTTTCAATAACTATTGCTGACTCTTCTGTGTTTTCCACAGATTCATCCACAGTTTCCACAGGCTCTTCTGATTTAAGTCTGTCAATTTCTTGTTCCATATCTACTAGTTTGTTAGGCTTATCTCCTAGCTCTTCTAATGCGAATACTTTTAATGAACTACCTGAGAAGTATCCCATAAGTCCTAGTCCATACTTTCCACATTCACATTCGTACTTTCCTATTGATTTACATCTTCCTCCAAAGAAAGCTTTGCTCTTTCCATAAGCTGATGCTGGTTTAACAGCTTCTAACTTACTAATTATCTTTCCGCAACTACACTTGTTTGAATTGATTATCATAATTCATTTCCTCCATTTTTTTATATTTTTTAGCATTAGATGAAACAACATCCATATCTGCTATGTATTTTAAATACTCTTGAACAGCTCCAGTGAATGAAGTTGTTTTGATTTTATAGTTATCAATTATCCATTCACCGTCTATAGTTCTAGTTATATTCTTATTAGTTGTTACACCGTCCAGAATATCCATAATTAAATCTATCTTTCTATCTAAAGGTTCTAGTACAATGTTTTGACTTACTGTTATATTATCCATTATGCTATACCTCCTCCAGTAGTAGGTGCAACATTTCCTTGTGCATTTAATCCTGCTACATCTGGGCTAGGTAATCCAGTTAACCCTCCAGCTCCTGGTAATGCTCCAGCTCCTCCTGGCAATGTTGGAAGCTCTGGCTCTGGGAAGTCTTTGCTTAAAGGAACCTTAGTTATCATAACTGTTTGTTCTCTTGCTTCCTCTTTAGTTATAAGTTGACTAGCATACATCTCTTTAACTACTTGGTATTGGAACGCTTTGCTATTAGGCATACCTGCTCCCATATCTACTATAACATCTAGTTGCAATGCTTTTCTTTTTGGTAAACCTTTTTCGTCTACATCTAACTCAAACTCATCAACTTCAACATCCTCTGGTTTAATTGGTTGATTTTTATCTTCTGCTTCTTTCATCTTTCTATCTATTTGCTCAAGTCTCTTCTCTGTACTTATAGGTCTAAGCTTTGGAATAGATGAAAGTTCGCTCATATTCTTTCTTAAGAACTTATACTTTCCTTCTTTTTCAGATATAGCAAAGAAATGCTCTTCATCCCAGTTATTGATTGCTAGTTGTAACATATAAGTAAATGCATCTGATAATGTCTCTTGCATCTTCTCAACCTTATCATCTATTACTAACATTCCTGTTTGTTGTAGTGATAAAGCTTCTGTTGCAGTATCTATTCCTTTAGTTGGGCTTCCTACCATTGATTCATTGAATCTAGTAACTCTAGCCACTTCATATTCTAATGTATATTGTCTTCTTTGTAATCCGTCTTTATTAATTTGAGCTGGTTGGAACCATTGTATAGCATTAATATTATCAACTGGTAAAACTAATCCTGGTTCATTTGTACACTTCTCAGGGTCTAGTCCAGTCTCTCCTATATTAATTAACTTCTGAGGATTTCCCATAAGTCTTATATTTCTTATAAATTGGTCGTCATATTCATTAACCATATCTTGTTGTTTCTTAACTAAGTCTATGTCTGATATGCTCCACACAGTTCCTTCTTGCTCGTATAAGCTTGTTAAGAAGTATGAGAACTGCTTGTTATCAAATATACCGCTCCACTCTTCCTTCTCTTCATCTGTCATATCTTTAGTGATTTCTTTTTCTTCTTCAAAACTATCATATAGTAAAACTCCATTACCACTGAATTGCAGTAATCTCATTCTATCGTCTTCCTTCTTTAACATTATGATATGTAAATAATTCTGTGTAGCTATATCATCTATCTGGTTATAGTCTTCTTCAAATATAAACTCATGAGTATTTGGGTCATAGTTAGGCGCAATTGCCTCAGCTATATCTCCAAACTCATCCATAGCACTTGCTATAGTTTTACTCATTGTTTCACATACGAAGTTTCCTTCATGCATATTGTGATAGCTTGTTACAGCTGGGTCTACATAGAAATATGCTGGATTAACAGCTTCTAGTACAGGAATACCCATACCATCATTAAACTCATTATCCCAATGAACTCTCCATACACAAGAACCAAATTTAAGGAATCTTCTAGCATTAGTTTTAACTTTTCTTCTTAACTTGTTCTTCTCAGCTATGTAGTTTAATATGTCTGATACTTCATCTGAGAATGGAGCATCTGACGGTCCTACTGGTCTAGTTTCAATATTAGTAGGCTTAGATGTCATTACAGCTACTTGTCCTTCTACTAACGGATGACAAATATTAGTATTACTTGCTGGGTCATCTTCTCTTATTGGTAGATTGATGATTCCTAAGTAAAATCTTTCATTCTCTTCCATTCTATCTAGCACACCATCTTCATCCTTTGTTCTATAGGCTGATATGTATAAGTTTAGACATCCATCTGTATATGCTATTTCATCATCATTCATGTACTTATTCTTTAATCCGTTTTTATCTGCTAATTCTTTAGACATTTCCTTGTTAAAGTACAAATCCGTGTTTGTCCACGTCTTATCAAATTTTGACATTCTTATTCACTCCTTTCTGGTTTAACTGGTTTATATTGTCCATCAGCGTTTACATAACTTTTAGTCTTAAACTTCTGTAATGGATTCTTAAAGCTCTTTTCTTTTCTAGTTATAATGTTTCCTGTTATTTCATCAATTACAATTTGTGTTATTTCCTCTTTAGCTTCTTCTAGTTCCTTATCATGCTTTAACTCGCTCTCTGCAATCATTTCATCTATCTTCTTGCAAAGAGTTTCTCTTAGAGCAAATTTTTCCTCAACTACCTTTTTGATTATAAGTTCAGTAAGGCTTTGTTCTAATTCTTTAAATTTTTTCTTAAACATTTTATGCCTCCTTTTTCTTTTTTATAATTTTACCACATTATATAGCTTTCGTGTATTGCGAGTTTGTCTTTCTTCCATCCTATGTTCATACTCTAAATCATCTATTAAATCCTGTGCCATACCAACTGGCACTTTTAGCTTGATAGGTACATAATCTTTTTGTTGCTTACATGCTTGTTCGGCTATCATATCACTGAATAACAAGTCATCATGCTTACCTGATTTAGCATCTGGTCTTCCATTCTTATCTCTTTCAAATGTTAAGTGTTCCTTTAATGTTGGTATATCTTTCAATCTTTCTATATGCTCATTAATCGTTTCTTTGTGTTCCTCTATCATCATAGTTCTAGTAGTACCATCAGTCTTCCATCCTATCTTAGGTGTTTTAATCTTCCCTTTCTCGTCGTATTTCTCACGTTTAAAGAAGTTTTTATATCCTAATCTCTTAAGCTCTATGAGAGGCGCTGTATTAAAGTTTATCTCTATACTCATTAACGCTTCTCTATTATCGACTCCTGAGTAATATTTTCCTATGCAATACATCTGATGAGCATAAAACATATTATTCTCTCCAGGATATTCTAATGTTAAACATCTTTGCTTAGTAACATTATTTATTACCTTTCCTGTGAAGCTATCTGAGCCATCTCCAGCTGTATCTCCACCAACAACATAGTAACTGTTACCTGCTTCTTCATAGAGCCTTAATTCGCCTTCTGGACACTCTCTGAATATAATTGTTTCATCTATAATATAATCTCTTGTTTCAGGGTCATTGAACTCAAATTCAAATCTACCTGTAACATAATTATTCTCTTTATTCAATTGTACTATTCTTTGGTTTATCTTATCTTTATTGAATACACATTCTCCAGAAGATAAGAAAGCTTCTTCGGCAGTACATGGAAATTCTTGTCTGATTAATCCTTTTAATGCCTTCCACTGTATATAATACCAACAGACTTGTTCTTCTGTTCTTCCTACTTCTAATAACCATTTACATCTTTGCAGTGCCCATTCTAAGCTATCTGGGTGATAGTTACCATCAATGGCTGTTTTAAAATCGCTTAAAATCGCTGTGTCATCAGGCTTTAATGAGTATTCTGGAGTAATCCACCATGGAATAAACAGTTTTGACATATCTGAGTTTTTATCATTCCATAACTCTTCGTAGTAGTTCAAACCGTTCGCTGTTGACTCTAATATCATTTGACTTCCTAATACCATTGCTGAGTCTATACCTCCAAGCAATCCTTTTAAGTCATTATAAAATGCTGGCTCTGATGCATGATAAAACGTTAACGTCTTAGAACGTCCTACATCTTTTCCTTCTGCCGTTACACATTCCCATCTACTATTAATATCTTTGAAATATAGTTCTCTCGAGTTTGATTTAGATATTTCAGGAACTACATCATCATTAACTAATGAAATAGGATATTTAGCTTTCTCTTCAAATAATGCAGAGGTATCCTTTGCCGTTTGAGCTGTGGTAAGTCCCCAGAAGTTTTTATTAAATCTAGCTATTGCTGATTGTCTTGCTGTTATATATGTTGTAAGACCTGCTTGTCTCCCTTTAACGATTTGAGTCTTATTTTTCCTGTCTGGTCTGTAATTATCTTCTAAATGGTCCGATAACATCCATTGTGAGGCGTTTATTATAAATGGCATTTGATTCTTATTCTTATCTACTACGTAATCAAACAGTTCTATTACATAATCAGGAT